GATTTAAGAGCTTCATCAAACTCTCTTGCGCCACCAGTACCAGTATACAAAGTAATTTGCTTCTGGTTAGCGTCTGTCATTTGGTAGAATAAATCACCAATGATGTTTTTCAACTTAGACTCAGTCATAGTTGAGTAAGTATCAGTGTTTACGATTTGCTCGAATAAACCAGGACCTACAATAACAGGCTGTCCATTCTCATCTTTCATAAACGTGTTACCGTTTGCATCATAAGTTTTTTGTCCGTACCAGTAGTACATTTCACACTCTTCTTTAAAGTCAAGCATGTGTTGGTACTCTTCGTAATCCATCCAAAGTTTTGTAGAACCACCACCTTTAGTAGGTAAAGAGAATTCTGCAACGAAATCTTTTGCATGTCCTGACATGTGGTAAGATTTACGTACTGTTGTAATTTTGTTACGAACTTTTCCTGGAGCTTGCCAGTTAGAAGCGTTACCTCTTGAGAAGTCAACACCTACTGGTGCATACAACTGAGCCCAAAGATCACCTGCAGTATAACCTGAAGTTAATACTGTAGCTGCTGCTGGGTTTACTAATTGTAATGTATACTCCCATCCTGAACCACCTACATAAGGTACTGGCTCTTTCATGATACGTGCTAGTTCACCTTTTGAGTTTACTAATACGTAAGGAAATATAAATCGTTTATCAGGGAATACTAACGTGAAAGTTGATCCTCCCTGTCCTAAATTTGCTCCTGCATTTGTCACAGCCACTGGACGTGTTCTCAATTTGTGGGTAGCCACACGATATTCATACTCTAAACGGTCGATTGATTGAACATTACCAGCTCCTTCTGTTAAGAAAGATAGTGGGAATCTTTTATCATCTTTACCCGCTAGATGCGTGATAATCGGAGAAAGTTCAGTTGGCTTAGACAACAATGCATTTGCCAGACTGTTCATGTCTGTCATCTGCGAATCATTATAAAACGTCTTTTGAACGCTAATGTTCGTTCCATTTAATTGTGGCATAATTATCTAATTTTTATAAAGTTAAGTTGCATTTTAAAATTGCCATTTGTTAAAAATTAAGATCTAAATCATCTAAGTCTACTTGCTTACTCTTACGTCTTTGACGTCCTTGTGCGCTTTTAACTTTTTCTTCATTTCTAGAAATTCTCTCTTTCAATGATTTAACACTTTGTGTTTTAGCTTTCTTCTCTATCAATTTTGATAAATCAAAACCTTTGTACATCATGTAATCAATTGCAAGTTTAGTTTCTATCTCTGCTTGCGAGTGATCTAGATCTCTCTGTGTGCGACCATCTTTAGTCACAGGTGTTGAGATATAGTCAAAAAACTTTGACTTCTCTCTATTTGGAACTGTGATACCTGCGAATTCATTGCTGTTTTCAATGGTCTCATACACATTATTCCAAAACTCTTGCTGCTGAGCTTCTCTTTGTTGTCTCTCTTGTTTTTGAGATTCAACTAATTGTTGTCTAGAAGTTTCTTGCATTTTGCCTAATGCTCTTCTAGCTGCTTCAGCTTTCTGGTATAACTTACCAGTGTCTTCATAATCTGTCAATAACTCATCAATAAAGTCTTTGTCGTGTCCTTTTGTTGCAAAATAATCTGCTAAAATTCCCTTTTGACTTCTTGTATCGTCTTCTCCCAGTTCTAACTGGTTGTAATCTAATTGAGGATCATACGCTTTCATAAATTCTTGGGAGTCTCCCCCGTTTAGAACATACTCTAAATGATCTTTTATCAATGGAAAGTTTTGGAACAGTTCATCTAATTGATCTTCTGCCATCTGCTTCCCTACGTCTTGAGTCATTGCTAGTAAACCTTCTGGAGTATCGTCGTACTCTTTTTCAGTTTCATATCCCAACTTCTCTAAGATCTCTGCGACTACTGTAGATTCTACAGGATCTCTTTCGTCGTCCTCTTCATCCTCATCATCTTCTTCTTCTTCCTCTTCGTCAAGGATTTCTTCTTCCTCTTCTTCAGATTCTTTTACTTCTTCTGCATCCGCCTCTAACTCTTCGTCAGCTGCTTCTGGTGAATCTATTGCTAAGTCTTCTGCAACTTCTGTGCTTTCAGATCCACCACTGATAACATCGTCAAACGAGATGTCATCTAATCCAATGTTTTCTTCTTCTGGGTTCATAATCTATATAATTAGTTTTTACAAAAATAGTTAAATATACATGTCTTGGTACACACGCATATGTTTTTAGATATGTCTTTACTATATATCACTTAAGCTACTATATTCAGATCGAACTCCCCCCATTCGTTTTGCAAAATTCTTAGCGAAGTTTGCCATTTTAACTACGGATGTTGGATATTCTTCTTTGTTAGACATTACTTTATTAGCGGCTTGCTTAACTGTTAAGTTTCTTTTCTTTGCCCAAGCAGTAAACTTGCCTCTATTTTCTGGTTTAATATATATACCACCTCTTTGGTATACTTTATTATAGTCAATTTTAGTAGCGTACGGATCTCCTTGTGCACCAGTGCCGTATAAAGCTGGCATATCGCTGGCATCCTTTGACACATCTACTGGTAATACTGTTGTAAAACCTGCTCGTGCAGTTTTTGCTAAGGGTTTTAAAACTTTGTAAGCTTCTTGACCAAGTCTCTTACCTTCTCTTATCAAATCATTTACTTTTTGTTTTTCCCTTCCATAAAATCTTCTTAAAACTTTTTTAGCAAATTCATCACCTTTAGCTGCATCTCTAGCTGCTTTAAACATTCCTTTATAATAGCTTGGCTTTTCAATTACCCCTTTTAGATAATCAACAGTGGTTATAAGAGGTCTGCCTGAATTAGCTGCACCTAAGGAATAAATATCTTCAACTTTATCTATTGCAGTCTTTTTATTTTCTGGCATCTTTTCAGCTGTTGCTACCTGCAGTACATCAGTTAAATTTAAAGGCATACCTTTAAAACCTCCACCTTGATAAGCTGGCGTCTCTATAACTGTACCACGCTTTGGTCCTGTAGGTAAATCTTGAATACCTGGTGGTACATTCTGGTATGATTTTACTAAATGCCCTTGATCGTCTACTTTTGTAATATTGATAGGGGCTTTCATACCTTGTGTGTTGAATGATGTATTTGCTGGAACATCTGGGAATACCATGCTAGCATTTGTATTACCCATAGCTTGTTGCTCTCGTAAACCTACTTGCTGTTGTTGAGGAGTTTGTGCTACTAATGGCTGATTCTCTAGCATTGCTTCTACATTTATACCACTATTAGCCATCTTGTATAAATCTAATATGCTGCCCTGGAATCCAGTAGCCCTAGCCGTATCTAATATTTCTCTACGCCTTTGATTATTCAGCATTGCCTTCTCTAGCTATTTGATTTTTTTCGTTGTCGTTATTTATCTTAGCATTAAGCTCTTTTTCTCTAATATCCAACTCACGCTGTTTGTTTTCAAAATCCTGCATCATCTTCTGCATATTGAAACTATCTAGCTCTGGATTTTTTCTAGACTCTGCTGAAATTAAAGCAATCTCAATATCCTTCTGTCTATCCTTTTCACTTTCTATTAATTGCTGCTCAGTCTTAGCTTGTTCCATTTGTAGTTGAGCTTGAGCCTGTGCTTGTTCAGCTTCTTGTTGTGCTCTCTCTAATTCTTCTGCAGCTTTCTCCGCTGCTTTTAATTTAGATTTAATTTGAGTAAAGCTCTCTGCCTCTAACATCTCTGCAATTGTAGATCCTTTAGAACCATTCTGCATCATAGCTTGTGCAAGTTGTTTCATTTGATCTAGTCTCTCTATGTCTTTACCTGAATCAGATACAAAGATACCATAGTTAGACTCCATGTGTTGTAGAGTATCTATATCTAAAAAGTCTGCAGTACCATCAGGCATAACAAACATTCCTTGTTTACCTGTAAGCCAAGCCTCTTTAGAATAATCAATAAGTGCTTGTAAATCTTTTTGTTCTAGTCTTCCAAACTTACGGAATAAATCTTCTGTAATATGTGATGACTGTAGTATAGCTTGTTGTGAACTTGCTTTACCTTCGTAAGCCCCAATAGTACCTTGTCTTTGTCTAGATACACCTGAAAGTTTTTCCCACTCGTTTAGTATAGAATCAAGTAGAATTACATATTGCTGAATAGTCTTTATTGACATATCAAGAACTGACTGGTGTTGTGGGTTTAGTTGAATACCTTCTTTGTTGTAATCTACCCAAGCAATACCTGTACCTTCTACGTAGTACATAAACTTATCCATATCCCACTTCTTTGGGATAAGGTTTATATCAAACTGAGCAATAATATCTTTTGATCTTGCAATTGCTAGCTCTAATCTATACTTGTAAATATTGTAATTTAACTGATAAGGTATCCCAAGTGATACTAAGGAAATATTATCAGCATTTATATCAGAGTATTTTCTACCATTAATAGGAAGTTTGCATGTAGACACATTATCCAAAGATAGCCTTTGATTAGCTACAGGATTGATGTTAACATACATTCTACCATCAATTCTAGTACCTTCCCATACTTCATTTACCCATAGATAAGTTATTTTTGCCCCAGCCTCTTTCATCTCTGCAGGCATTCTAAAAGTCTCATCAACTTCTATCTCCTCTAAAGAACCTGTCTCTGGGTCAATGTATTCTAAAAAGCCTATTCTTTTTCTAGACTTCCAATATACATGTACAACTTCTATTAATCTATTTCTGTAAGTATTAGGGTCAGAACCTGCGCGGGACTGTCTGTATAATAAATAACTCTCTGGATCAGATTGTCTGGGCTCCTCTAACTCTAATACTTGCTCTTCTGTTAATGACTCATAAAATGTATCTATTACTGTAGAGGCATGTACATATTTTCTAACTAAGGCCCAATCCCCATCTTCTACAAATTCTAAGTCTGGGTCTTTATCATAATCTACATCTATAGGATTTAGAATATCATAAAATGGTTCTTTGTTTCTTACTCCTCTGTGAGTATATACTTCTCCTGATACTAAGAAATGGAACCATGCTTTCTGTAATTTATCATACACCTCTTCAGATTGCATAATATAAGTTAAAGCATGTTGTCCTTTGATAGCTCTATTATCTACATAGCTATTCTCAAACTGATCTGCTATTTGTTTTGGGAGAGGTATATCCTCTGGAGTTTCTATCTGTTGTAATAATTCTGGGTTAGTATTTTTAAGAGCGTTTAGAAATTGCATCTGAACATTCTGGTAGATGGCTTCTTGTTTTGCTTGCTCTTTCTGACTAACTGCATCTCCATTCTGTACGGTAACGGTGTAATTAAGAGGTCTTTTAGACTTTTCACCCAAGAGGAGATCAATGATAGGTTTGATAATAGGATAGTTACGCATTTTAGAGGGAAAATTGTTACG